ACCGGAGAAAGAAGAAGTTTCTGAAAATACCCTGAAAGGCGCGTATGCCAAAGCCTCGCAGGAGAGCATCGACCTGTTGGCCGGACAGACTGGAGCCGTCCGTATCCTGCTGGAAGATATCCGTGGCGGTATGCAACCGATCCGTGAACAAATGAGGCTGATCTATGATA